CCGCCTCAAAGTCAAGATGACTGGTACCCCTTTCCTTTCAGGAAAACTTGTTGCCCACTTTATTCCTAGAGTGGCCCAAGCCGGTGCCGGTTACAACAACTTTGGCGGATCCCTCCGCTCGTTCTCCCACGAGGACAACCAAGCATTAGTCCCTGGAGCTATCGAAAGTTTCGAAATGCTTCTGAGCCGAGTCCCTCTCACTACCTTTGATTACATTGGTTCCGATTTTACAATCGGTACCTTGTTTTTCTATGTGATGACTCCCCTCAAGCAAGCCGGTAATGCCGCTGATCCCTCTCCCGTTCAGGTCTCTGTTTATGCCTCATTTGAGGATACGAAACTCGCAGCCCTTGGTGAGACTGACGCTCCTATGTCACTCATCTCCAGGCTCGTCGATCGCATCCGCAATCGCAAAGCAAAAGGCCACCTCAAGAGGATCAACGATCTTACTCCCCCAACGAAACAATCTTCGAAAGGCTCCACTCCTGCCAAAGAAGGCGAAGAGAAGTCCAGGTCTGGAATCATTTCCACCATTCTCTCCACCGTCGGTTCCCTCGCCCCCGTACTTGCAGTTACACCTCTCGCCGAAATCGCTCCCTTTGCTGCCCTTGCAGGCAAGCTCTCCCCCGTTTTCCGCGCGATTGGTCTCTCCAAGCCCAACAGTGTTGCAGCTCCCACCTTCGTCACTCGAGGACAAAGAAGGGGGATGGCCCAAGGCTCAGGCCTCACGATTCACGAGAGGTTTGGCACGCACCAAGATTCAATCTTGGCTGCCACAACTTCCTGTGGATTCCGGTCTGACTGGGACATCCGCACCTTAGCCCAAAAAGGCGCATTTATCGGAAAGTTCACTTTCGACTCCACCAGCGTCCAAGGTTATGTCCTTCAAGTCATTCCTCTTACGCCGACCCTCTGTTATGGAGAAACTGCCCCTGGTCCCGGAAATTATTATCCAGGCCACTGTGCTTATTTCTCCCAGTTCTTCATGCGCTGGAGGGGTTCCTTCAAAATTGTGTTGGAGTTCGTAACCACACAATTCACCACAGCTTCCGTCCGCATCACGCACAACTCCTACAACGAAGTTTCTGCTGATGTGGAAGAGAAAAGCCACGTTTCAACAGTGGCAGATATTCGTGGGTATACAGTCTACAAACGTTTACTCCCTTATATCTCTCTCAAGCCGTGGTCGAAAGTTATTGGCTTCCGTCCTCCTTCCCAAACCCCTCTGGCCGCTGATGCTGAACTCGATTCCCTCGAGCTCTCCGTTATCAATCCTCCTCGAACTACTGATGGGGTAGGTAGTTCCGAAGTCACATGCAACATTTACTTCGCTGGAGCAGGTGACATCGACTTTAAGGACTTCATTGGCTTCCGCTTGCGCCCCGCAATGTGTGAAGTCCCTGTTCCTCCGTCCAAACAGTCGATGAAATCACTCTTCTCTGACGATTTCCCTTCGATCCACCCCGCTCTGGTTGCTCGTGAATACGGCCTCGTCCGAAGTGAAACTGAAACCTCAATCCTCGAACTTTGCAAAAAAGAAGTACGACTTGACAAAACAACTGTCGTTGACTGGCCCACAAACCCATATTACTCTATGGCGTTGTCCAACATCAGTCAACTCATCAGGTGTTTTCAGTTCTACCGAGGATCAACTAACTACAGGTTTTGTCAAGAAAATCCTGTTATTATTGGTCTAAATTACACAGACACAGGCGCCGCTTTCCCCTACGGAGAATCTGAATGGATGGGCTCTCACGCTCTCCTCTCTTACCCCACGAATTACGTCGTCGCCGACTCCAATGGCGCTGCCGATATTTGTGTGAACATCCCGTGGACGGAAGACGTTGTCGGTCTCCCTTTTGATGTCGAAACCGCAGAAGACGACCCCCTTGATTACACTTTGTTCAACGCAAGTGAAGTCATACCATTCGGCGCTTCCAACGTTTTTGGCTCATTGGGTGACGACTTCCAGCTCGCCTCACTCCAACAACCACCCAAGTTTCTCATTGTCCCCGAAAGCTCCGCTTCCGACGATGAAGAGACTACTGCCGCTCCAGTTATGCAGCAACCTCCAAAACTTTCTTTTGATATCGATCGCGGTATCGTCGAACTTCCAAGTTCGAGTTCCAAGAAAGCCAAACCCTTTTCCATAAAGAGTTTGTTTGCTAAGGAACAATAACCACGTAGTACACGTGCGTGGCCACGCGTTTTTATTATCGTCACCGTGTTGTGACTCTATTTCTTA